CCAACCAACGGTTTCCACTTAACTCATAATCTTGTCCGGTTCCACTACTCTAACTAGCTCCAGTTTGACCTCTACTATCCCACACTCTTCCCAGCACGTGCGCTTAGCCTTCAGTTCCTCTATAGAGGAGTAGAGAGGAATCCGACCTTCTAGATCAGGCGCCTCTCCTATCTCATGCGTCCAGTCTACTCCGCAGCAGTACATCGTCTTCATGGTTGTCCCCATGGTTGTCCCCAGTTAAAGTTGTCTTCGTCTCCACACCGTATCCTAAGCTTCATCAGTAGATCTGACATGAAGCGCATAGTGAACCAGTGCTTTCTAGTAGAAGGTATCATCCCCTAGCTATCTCCTTAAGAACAACAGCTATGCAGAGTACAGCAAACACCATAAGTACGTCAGTCATAAGTCATCCCATCTATCTATATCTATGTCCATGGCTATTGAGCTGAACAGATCTAGCTCTATGATGCTTAGCTTCCATAGGGCTAGATAGAACAGTCTGTTTCTGCGATTAAACTTCATCACCAAAGTCCACCATATACATTCTGTTTATCACCTTTAGACTGTAGAGAAGTCCAGTTAGGATGACTAGTGTTTTGATTGATGGAGTTACCTCACATTTGCTAGAGTCTAGTGAGTATGTTTCCATGCTTGTCTCCGCTGTAAAACTCTCATCTGTCTGAGTGTATCTAGCATCGGTGCTATCTTGCTCCAGAATGCTGATGATGTGAGCGTGACCATACCTATCCTCCCAGGTCTATATAGTATCGGTGGATGGCGTAGCAGTGTCAGCCGATTCCGCGGCCGAGCACCGAAGTGTTAGTTGAGCATAGTATCGTCAGGATCATCGGAGGAATCGTAGTTCGTGAGATCAGTCCGATACCGGGGAAGCACAGTCTTGCGCTTCTTGGAATCGGTGTAGAAGGGTTCGTCGAGTTCCTCGCTCTGCCCTGGCTTTCGGCTGTAGTACGGAACTACTTCCTGGCCGATGATGTTATACTCTGCCCCGCACTCGCACTGGTTGGAGTATTGGTTCAGCATGATGGAGCGATCGCAGTGGTTGCACTGACCTACTGCGCAGTTTGACTCCCACAGCTCGTAGGAGTGGACATCGCCGCCGTAGACTGGATAGCCGTCGACCATGAACGTAGTGGATGCTTGAATGTAGTTGTCGAGCCCTTTATCTTCGAGCATGTATGTGAAGACGTTGCCAGAGCTGTCGCACTCGAACCCGTACCATCCAGCACCTGGGTTGGTTGGACTGTGATAGTAGCGACGCTGGTAGACCGTTCTAAAACCACGATGAGCTTTCTTGACGATCAGCATAGCCTACTCCTTGAGGAAAGTCGGGGCTGGAGTTGATCCAGCCCCGCGAGGTTAGGGGGCCTTGGCGACTCACGCCGCTGCTCCTCGCTCAGATGAGCGAGCGCAGATGCTCTGGAATCAGGTCGAGATTGATGGTCGGCGCTTTGGACTGGCCAAGCACTTCGAGTCGCGCTTGGATGGCCTCGTCCACCTTGCTGATGGCCTCAGGCTTGGCGTTGCGCTCTTGGAGCGCCTTGCGCAAGAGCTTCAGCTCCTTCAGCTCAGGGTCGCCTTGGCCTTGGCGCGAGCCAGGATTCTTCGGTGTGTAGACCATTCCACCGTTGAGCTCCTTGGACTTGCGATGCCAGTTGTTCACCATGCCCACCACGTAGGTGCGCACCAGCTTGGGCGTGTTGTACTTGGCCTTGGCTTGCTCTGAGAAGTCAGTGAGACCCTCGCAGATGCTCTGGGTCACTAGGTCGACCACCTCGCTGACCTGCTGCTTGCTGATGTAGCTGAGGACCGGGACGCCGGACTGAAAGCCTTCGCCAAGAACGCTGATGGTTGCTTCGATAACGGAGCGTGACTGAGACATAGTCATAAAACACCTCTTGGTTGGGGTTCACAATGATATAGTATCGGATCAACTGCGAGATCCTCAGTTTCGCAGCACGAGCAGCAGACCCCTGTCGCAGCTCGCATATCTATATAGTATCGGTGTCCCGGCGTAGCAGTGTCACCCGATTCCGGGTGACTGGACCGATTCACTGCTGGTTCTTACGAAGCTCCTCCATGAGACCATTGATGCGCTTGATACTCTCGCGGATTCGGGCCATTCGCTGCTCGAGACTCTCCTCCTGCTTGCGCTGGATATCTGCGAGCATCGCCTGCGGAGAATCGTAGGTCGTCTTGTCCTTGCTCTTGCGGAACTCGTCGAGACTGATGATGTTGCTTTCCATATAACCTCCTTAACGGTAGTAGTAGCCACCAACAAAGTCGTCTTCTGGGCACTCGAACTTGTGAACTTCATCAAAGATACGTGTGCTCACTGCATCAACTTGAAACCAGGCTTCGAGGTCGTCGCGCTGGTTGTCGCAGTATGCTTTCGTAAACTCTCTCCAGTCTTCGCGGGTGAATGCTTCCGTGCCTTCGTGGTGGATGCAAGCTATTAGCAACTTGGCATCTGGACTGTCGTCGCTCTTGACCATGTGTACTACGAAGTGGGCCTTGCCGCTGCGACTTGGAAACGGAGCTTCGAACTGGAAAGTCTTGACTGTACTGAACTCCATATTCACCTCCATTGTTCACATTGATATAGCATCGGAACCCACTGAGAAGGCCGGAGTTATTCCGGCGCTTCCTCCACATTCATCTTGGTGATCTGAAGTGTGTTCAGGTCAACCAGCGCAGTGAGATACTCAGTCTCACTACAGTGCGGAGCGCAGATCTCACAGAGCTCATCCAAGAAGTCCGCTAGTTTCGGGTCTCGATCGCCTACTCGAGTATCGTCTGGTGCTCGGAAAGCTCCACCGTCCCAACTGCAGTACTCAACCCCATCGATGGTCACAATGCAGTTGACGTCGCCTTCGAGTCGAACCAAAGCAAGTACGCTCATAAGCACCTCCAGTTTCGGGGCGAACTACAACACCATGCTGCAGCTTACAACTATATATAGTATCGGTGTCCCGGCGTAGCAGTGTCAGCCGATTCCGCGGCTGCACACCGAAGGACCTTAGATAAGGTCCCGAAGTTCTTCTGGGATCAGGTCGAGGTTGATCTCGACCTTCTTCGTAGCCGCACCGAGAACCTCGAGGCGAGCTTCGATCGCTGCATCGACCTTCGCGATCGCTGCGGGCTGGGCGTTGCGCTCGGTCAGTGCCTTCTTGAGGAGCTTGAGTTCCTTGAGTTCCGCATCACCAGAACCAGCACGAGAACCGGGATTCTTGGGAACATACACTCCGCCACCGTTGAGCTCCTTGCCCTTGCGGAACCAGTTGTTCACCATACCAACCACATAGGACCGGACTTTCTTGGGCTCGTCGTACTTCGTTCTTGCCTGAGCGGAGAAGTCCGTGCCACCTTCAAGGATCGAAGCGGTCACTGCGTCCACGATCTGAGCGGTCTGATCCTTCGTGATGTACTCGAGGATCGGTTGGTTGGGACGGAAAGCTTCGCCGAGAACTTGCTTGCTGAAGAACACAACAGATTCGGATTGAGTCATAGTCATACAACACCTCCTAAGAACAATTGATAGAAGCATCGGACAAAACCATCGAGCATCGGAGACATAGGATCTTTAGCATCGGACGGAACTGTTAAGCATCGGTGATCCAGAGCAGCACAACCATATACAGATAGAACAGAATCGGAGCATCCATAATCACCTCCAGGTTTCGGTGCAGTGGTAGAGATATTTAGTATCGGAAAAGTTACCCGGTACCCTCAGTTTTTTAGGGGACCTCTAATTAAAGTATCGGTACCGCCATGCAAACAATCTGTAGCTGGGCCAATGCTAGAAAAGGGGCCCGCTAGCCTGTAGAAAAAAGTCAGGTACCAGTACCCACGCTTACGCAAACAGTATAGTGACTTTTACAGTTGGCCTAGACAAGTCACACGGAGACCCACTGCGAGGTTATAGCCACAACCAACGCTGCGGCCGAAGGAGCCGGAAGCCGAAGCCGGAAGCACTGTGTCTATTCACTTTCCAAAGAACCCGCATCCATTCCTAATCCTATTATACCCGCCGAGGGCCTGCGCGGACGCCCCCAACCGCTTAGATATGATTGAGATAAGTCTGCCGTCAAAGGGTGTTAGTTGAGCCTCGTCGAAGAGCCTCGCTAAGATCTGCTTTATAAAAGCAAGCCAAGCGAAAGACCGCGACGGAGCGTAGTGGCCGTGATGTATGGAAGGTGTATGGTTGTGGGCCGAGGTGGTTTAAGTTGTGGGCCGGAGATTACCATGGGTGTCGCCGGGAGGGGATGGAGTGAACCAGTGGAGTGTGGATTTAGGTGCGATGCACTTAAAAAGTATAGTGTTTTCAAAGGGTTTTAAAAAATCTAAAAAAATCAATTTCGTTCAAGAAAGGAACAGTCTTCTCTCTGCTTCTCTACGGCGAGTGAGACCGGGAAGCTCTTGACCGCGAGCTTTGTTCCACTTAAGAAACTCATCAGCAGCGATGTCAAACTTTTTTTGATTGACCATCTTTAGAAGCGTAGACTGCTTTAGATTGCTGAGGCCACAGTTGTACGCGAACGAGGTGAGAGCGGCGAGTTGATTATCGTTGACTTCGACCTTCAACAGCTTGCATACCTGATCGCAAAAACCTTGAAGATCCTTCTCTAGGGCCTCGTCAGCTTGCGACTGCGTCCACTTAGTAGATGGACTGATAGGTTGATGCTTGCCGTTGACAAGAGGCGAATAGGGATCGAGACCAGTTGCGCCGTAGCCAACAGTCCACGGATCGCCAGGAAGATTTTGGTAGTTTGCGCTACGAGCATTTGGTACTTTTAGCAGCTCTTTGCCGAGAGGTGAGGCCGGATCTGCGTATGCGGTCAGCTTGCAACCTTCAAAAGACTTAACCAACTGCATTCCTGCTTCGTTTATTTTTCTCATGTTTGCACCAAGTTCTTTCTCTATTGCTATCTCTAGTATCTTTTGCTTTGCCGCGGCTTTGTAGGCTTCGATCACGCCCGCTACCGTTCCCGCTGCAAAAGCACCCGTTGACTCGTAGCAGCTCAACCAACCTGTGCCGTTTTCTCTCTGCTTAAGTTTTGCAAGCGGACAAGCTTTACATGGATTATTTCTGAGATCTTCACAATCCCCAGTCGAAGCTATGTGCTCTAATATCTTAGAGGCACGATTCATCGCAATACTCCATGTATAATAGGTTATACCTAGGAGACATAATATCATGGTTCAAAAAATGACCAAACCTTCGGCTACTATACCAAATAGTCCGACATCTTCTAATAGTCAGTTTCCACTTAATCTCCCAGATCCGAGTATGTTTGGTCAAAACTTCGATCAGCTTATACAGCGTCGAGGAATACGCTTTATGCACCATCGCGCGATCCCATGTCCCAACATGGGGTCTTTGGACGACAACTCCCATTCGCCGATATGTCCGCACTGTGATGGATCTGGCATATTCTATTATGAGCCCAAAGAGATAGTTGGAGTGTTTACGTCTAATTCAGTTGAAAAGAACTTTGAATATCAGGGAACCTGGGAGATTGGTACGGCTACTATTACTTTTCCAGTGGAATATGACGATGGAAATCAGGCCGAATTCTCGCTGTATGACAAGTTGGTCATTACTGACTTTACAGTAAGAATGTGGGAGAAGAAAGACTACGAACCAAGACCTGGCGACACTCAGCAACTTAGATATCCAATTGAAAAAGTAGAATACATGATAACGGCCACAGATACCGTTGTCAAAGAGTATAAGCAAAATGAGGATTTTACTGTGGAAAACGGACTCATAAAGTGGACGGCTGGAAAAACGCCAAACTATGATAGCGTCAACGAGATTGGTGACACTTATGCAGTCAGCTATTTTGCAAACCCAGTTTATATAGTTCTTCAACCTCTTAGGGAATTAAGAGTCTCACAACAGATGATCGATGGACAGAAGACCGCAAAACGCCTTCCTCAGCACATAGTTGTTAAGAGAGATTTCTTTGTCAACAAACCAGAAAAGATAGCCGGATCTTGATTTACTAAGCTGATATAGGGCTTATAATCGATAAGACGCAATCTTGAGAGGTTAATGATGCCACATTTTGCATCCAAAAAGCAATATCGCATGATGATGGCTATTCTTCATGGCAAGAAGGGTTCCACCGCCAGAGGCGATAGTGGTCCACCTAAAAGCGTGGCGGAAGAATACTCTGGCAAAGGCAAAGATCTTCCAGAGTCCAAAGGTAAAGAGAATGAGGGTGGGAAGTGGGGCGAGTCTCACAAAGAAAAACATACCAAGCAAAAAGAACATAAAAAACAGTTAAAAGAAAAAATAAAAGAGCAGACTAAAAAACTTAAAGAAAAGCACATGAGCAAGGCAGAAGGAAGGCCTGGATACGGTGTTGTTGTCATGGACGAAGGTAGTCGAGTGCTCATGGGTCGACATACTAAAACAAATGAGTGGGCACTTCCAGGTGGTTCTTCAGAAGATGGTGAAAAGCCAGAAGAAGCAGCAGCAAGAGAACTTCGTGAAGAGACTGGTCTAAAGATAGATCCATCTAAACTAGATAAACTTGATTCTGGTTCTTTTTTTATTAGAATTAACTCACAAGATCCAGAGTCAATCTATAAAGACACTGAAGAACTGTCCGATGTGGGTTTTAAGGATTTGGCTGACATAGACATGTCGGAAGTCAGAGACTGCTGTATTCCTTCTCTAAAGTCTTTGATAGAGCAACATTGTCACAAAGATTCACCTCTAGCTAACAAGATAAAGAAGGCAGAGGAACAGCTAGAGCTCCATCCCATATTCGAGTTGCCTAAAAAAGATTGCGTAACCTTAATTGCAAATGCTTTACACAGGCACTTGGACCCGCATCTCTCTTCACTAAAAGAAGATGCAGTTGCCAAGATACCTTTTAGCTCATATGTAATCACGGTTAGAAAGCATAAAGATGGCAAAAAGTCTGGACATGTAGAAGATGGCGCAAAGACTATTCATAGATTTTCAAATCTAGAGCACGAAGACATGCTCAGAGATGTTATGAGTCTATTTGAGTGGGCAAGTGCAGAAGATTCCAAGATAAAGATAATACCGCCAGAAAAACTCTCTGATGAGACTATAGAAGATGGTCTTGGGAAGATGACGTCTAACTATAGATCTTACAATCTTGGAGACATCTATGACGAGATTGAAAGTGTTCGTCAAGAGATTCGCCAAGGAAATGCGGTTGATCTTCAGCAAGCAGAAGCTAAGATACTCTCTTTGTTCGACAAATTAGAAGATCGACTTTTGAACGTCGAAAAGAAACACAATTCTCTTGCTGGCAAAGCTGGCGATGAAATAGATGAGATTGAAAAGAAACTCATTGAACTTCAGTCTAAGCTAGAGCAAATAAATAAAAAGCCATCAACTGTAGAGGCGATTTCTTCAAATCCGCCAAATCCCAGTAAGATATCAAGTGAATTTTATCCATATCTATCTAAACCAAAAGTCATCATAAAACCAGATGGCCATATAATAATTCATTTTGACAAAGACTGGACCGATGACGAGAAGTCCAATTTCTTAACAGATCTTAAGGCAAAAGCACTAAAGAAAAAGAAAAAATGATAGATAATAGACTTGAAACATTAAAGTGGGGACTTGTTTCAAGAGGGTATGAAGATGATGAAATTTTTCAGATACTTCAATCCGCTAAAGAAGAAATAGTTGTCGGAATAGAGGATCTAGTATCCTCGTGTCTTCAAGAGATTCAAAACACAGCGAATGATATAGACTCTGAAG